GGGTATTATACCCCCTGGCCGTATTGGTATTATTGATAAAGTACTGAGATCATATACTTCAGAATAGAGATCATTACTCGTAATCATAAGTGTCATCACCCATATAATTGTAAACATCATTCTCTAGCTTGTGAGCTATGAGTTTTAATGAGTCAATTATAGGAGCATTATGCTTAGGATAAAAGTAATCTAACCGTTTGTTGACCTTAGTAAAGAAATCTAAATTTACTTTTCTAAAGCGTGGACGTTTAGGAACATCCTTATTCAGAACATATGTCACAGGATAGGCTGACTCCAGTTTATCATACTTTTGAGATACAATATCTGATATAGTCATCGTTTCACTGTGAGGGATAGATGGGATTTTAATCTCATCCATCTTGCATAGTTCGAAATACTGATCAAGGAATCCAAGATAAAGATGCCGGAAGCTAGGACTATCCAGTAGTGTATCAGAGTTAAACCCTGGTACTTCCCGGATGCTACGATATCGGCTTATAGACTCTATAGTCTTGTTCATTGCTTTCTCTACGTCACGTTCCAGTCCTTCCAAAATCACTTCATCAATTGCTTGATTAGTAATTTTATGAAGTCCAAGTTCATCACTATATGGATTCATTGCTGTATCCCAGTAATGTAATAGTGTAAGTGAGTTTTCAACCCGTGAGGGTCCAAAACGACTACCACTATCTTGGTGACCGAAAGGTCCGATTATGCTTCAAATTAAGGCTTCCTTGTTCCCGGACGATATTTTAACAATATCATGCGTTAACTGCTGGACCCATTTCTCTGCATGTTCGTATATAACTCCACCTTTGCTTAGATAATCTAAGACGACTGTTGAAATATGAGCTGGAGCTTTTAAACTCAAACTTATATTTTTCGGACCGACTGGACTATAATTAGCAGAAGGAGAAACTAAACGCTTGGCAAATTCGACCACACCAATATCTGATTGAATACTTTTGGATAGATTAATTTCTACCCCAAGTAACTCAGTCATTATGATATGATACTGACGAGCTACGTCCTCATTAGCAATGACAATGTCATCACCAAGGAGAGCGTAATCGTCGAATCAACCAGACACTCCACACTGACGTGCAGAGTACTGAACAACAAAGTGATGAGCCAACGAGAAAACCCCTCATGAAGATAATGCTCCCATCGGCTGACCTACTGAATACTTATATGTTTCGCCTTTAAAGTGATACTCACGATTAATTAACAATTCTTTTCAACATTCAGCCACTTCTTTAGTATAAATTAAAGAAAGTATCTGAACTTGAAGATCAATTGGAAATCGATCAGTAGCAGCACTTAAGTCATAACTATAAGTTTTCATAAGGCCTTTCGAAAGGAGACGACGGAGAGGAGCTTCCTGATCAAAACAACCATCATTTGGTATCTGTTTAAGGATACTAAAGATATGTTTGTGAACAGGCTGAAGGACTGTTTGAGTCCATACATCGACAATCGCAAATATCCTAACTTTCCCAGCAGCTTCCTGTTTTGCAGAAAGCTTTCCTAACTTGAATTCTTTGTTTGGACCTAAGTCGCTAGCATAAAATTTCTCATACTCTAAAGTCAGATGTAAATTTGACCCAAAGTATCTTGAAATAGTTGCGAAGGGCTTTAGGAGTGTCTCTGGAAATGCAAAAGCATCTGCAGTGGCACCCAAAACTGAGATTTTATAGTTCGGACCAGCTGTCGT